ACTTCAACAGCAGGTGATAATTTACTTACTTATACACCAGCAAACGCTGTAACTAATTTATTTAGTATTGGTTCTTATCTTTATTTCTCATGTGCTCAAGATGGCATATGGACAGTAAATTATAAAATGTCAATGAACCCACAAAGCACAGGTCTTACAGGAACTTTTGCTTTCGGAGCATAAATAATTAATTTTTAAGGAGCTCGTAAGGGCTCCTTAAATTATAAGGAGAAAAATATGGGAAGTTATAAAGGTGATATACAAGCAACTAGATTTTCAGGAAATACTTCTAATGCAATTGTAGCAGGACCAATTAGATTAAGAGGTATCATTGTTGCATCTGATGGAACAGGAGCAGGAAGTGTAACATTAAAAACAACATCTTCTTCTGGGTCTACTTTATTTGTAGCTGATGTACCAAGTGGTGATGTTATTAATTTTAGTTTTCCTGAAGATGGAATTTTATTCCCAAAAGGAATTTTTTCAACATCTTAACAAATGTTAGAGCAGTTACATTATTAACAGATAAATTTTCTGGTTCAGGCTTAACAGCGTAGGAGAAGCTAAATGGCTAATACTACTTCTGGAACTACAACTTTTGAAAAGACCTTTTATATAGATAAAATTATAGAAGAGGCTTACGAAAGAATTGGTTTATCTGCACCAAGAACTGGACAAGATTTAGAATCTACAAGAAGATCTCTTAATATAATGTTCCAGGAATGGGCAAACAGAGGTCTTCATTATTGGGAAGTGGCAAGTAATACTATCTCCATGATCCAAGGTCAGTCAACCTATACTATCTATAGATCTACATCAGATGGAACGTCAGACGGAACACTTAGTTATTTAAATGGTGCAATTGATGCGATAGCAACTACAATTACATTAGATTCAGTTTGGCAGTTTCCAACAACTGGAACTTTATTAATAGATTCAGAACAAATTACTTACACAGGTACTAATACTTCTAATAATACAATAACAGGATGTGTCAGAGGTGCTAATAGCACAACTGCTGCAATTCATGCAGATAATGCAACTGTATATGATTATAATTCTATTACTTATGGACCCGATGATATTTTAGAAGCAGTTTATAGAAATACAGAACAAAGTCCTGTTGTTGATTTTCCACTTACTAAAATTAATAGATCAGCTTACAGTGGATTATCATCTAAATATTCACAGGGTCAACCAACACAATATTATGTACAAAGATTTATAGATAAAATTACAATTACTTTATATTTAACTCCAGGAGCATCACAGGTAAATAATGTAATGCAATATTACTATGCTAAAAGAATTCAAGATGTTGGAGCTTATACAAATGCAACAGATGTTCCATATAGATTTGTTCCCTGCATGTGCGCGGGACTTGCTTATTATGTTTCATTAAAACTTGCTCCACAAAGAACACAAGAACTAAAATTATTTTATGAAGATGAATTATTAAGAGCATTAGATGGTGATGGATCTTCTTCAAGTTCATTTATAACTCCAAAAACTTATTATCCAAATGTCTAAAAACTCCAGCGGTAGATTTGCATACATGATCTCTGACCGTTCTGGTTGTAGATTTCCATATCAAGAAATGGTTCAAGAATGGAATGGTTCATGGGTACATGTTTCAGAATACGAACCAAAACAACCTCAATTAGATCCAAAACCAACTACAGCTGATCCACAAGGTTTAAGATATGCACATCCTGATAGACAAGAACCACCAGTAATTATTGCTTTAACTTTAAATCCCTTTTCAACGACTAAGTATGCAGGTTCTACTTATATTAATGTTTATTCAGAGGATCATGATAGATCTACTGGTAATATTGTAAGATTTAGAGGGCCTCCTCAAGTTAATATAGTAGGTACACCAACTAGAGAAGATTCTTTTGATGATGTTCCATCATTTGATAATGTTACAGATATTTCAAATGCTAATGGATTTACAATTACAGTTGGAAAAATTGATTCATCTGGTATTGTAAGTGATACTTTAAATTATTTTTATTTTTTAAGTACAAGTACGGCAACAACAGGAAATATATCTGGTGGCGGATCACAATGTTCTGCAGGTCCAGTGACACTACAGGCTTAATATGACATACACAGAACTAGTTACAAAAATAAGAGATTATACAGAAGTAGACTCTAATGTTTTAACTGCAACTATTATAAATGGATTTATTGAAAACGCAGAATTTAGAATATTAAGGGATGTAGATTCAGATAATAATAGAAAATATGCAACAGCTTCAGTTGTTGTAACTCAAAAATATTTTAATGTTCCAGATAATTGTTTAATTATTAGATCTGTTCAAATTACAGTTAGTGGAGAAACTAAATTTTTAGATATTAGAGATGTAACTTTTGTTAATGAATATAATTCAGAATCACTTCAAGGAGCCCCTAAATATTATGCAAATTGGGACGAAAATACAGTTGTTGTAGCACCTACCCCAGATCAAGCTTATACGGTACAAGCAAATTATATCTTGAAACCAACTGGATTATCTAGTACAACTGCCAACACATATTTAAGTCAGCAATTTCCCAATGGCTTATTATATGCTTGCCTAGTTGAGGCTTATGGATTTTTGAAGGGTCCAAATGATATGTTGCAATATTATGAAAATAGATATAAGCAAGCTATCGAAGGATTCTCATTAGAACAAATGGGAAGAAGACGAACTGATGAGTTTCTAGATGGAGAACCTCGTATAGCTCGTAAACCACAATAAGGAGAAACAAATATGGCTATTACACAAGCGTTACCAAATAGTTTTAAAAAACAACTATTAGATGGTGATCAAGATTTTTCAACACCAGTCGGGTGCTGGTGGTGATAAATTTAAGTTAGCTCTTTATGTATCAACTGCAACATTAGGTGCAGCAACAACTTCTTACACAACAAGTGGTGAAGTAAGTTCTTCTGGAACAGGTTACACAACTGGTGGAAAAGCATTAGTAAATTCTGGAACATCTCTTGTATCAACAGTTGCTTTTACAGACTTTGCTGATTTATCTTTTAAAAGTGTTACTCTAACTGCTCGAGGTTGTTTGATATATAATACTTCATTTTCTAATTCTGCAGTTGCAGTATTAAATTTTGGAGCAGATAAGACAGCTACTTCAGGAACATTTACTATTCAATTCCCAGCTTTTACAAGTTCAGCAGCTATTATCAGAATCTCTTAATAGGAGTAATCTGGCATGGCCAATACAGCTTGGGGTGAATTAAGTTGGAGTTCAGGTGTATTTGGTGGAGCAAATGATGCTGATGTTTTAGTAACAGGTCAATCATTAACCTCTGTTTTAAATTCTGTATCTATTTCTCTTGGTGCAAATGTTTCTTTAACAGGACAATTATTAAGTACATCTTTAAATTCTGTTTCTTTTTCAATTGATGGAAGTGTAGCTCTTACAACCAACTTAGCAAATTTAACTTTAAATAGTGTTGATGCGTTTCCAATCATATTAGTACCAGTAACAGCTCCAGGAACACCTACAACATGGGGAGCAGATAGTTGGGGAAGTGGTGCTTGGGGAGAAAATATTGGTCTTAGCTTATCTCAAGGAACTGCTACAGTTGATGTAATAACTCCGGTAAATGTAACAGGACAATTATTAAGTACATCTTTAAATTCAGTAACATTAACAATTAGTGGATCTGTTATACCAACAGGTCAATTATTAAATGCTCAATTAAGTAGTGTTGGTATTTCTGCAGATGGTAGTGTTTCAATTCCAGTATTTGAAAATCCATTAAGTTTAGCACTTGGCACAGTAGATCCTGCTCCTGATGCAAACGTAACTGGTCAACAATTAACTTTAGGTTTTAATGGAAACGTATCTATTGATATAGCGGTTGCAGCTGTTGTAACAAGTCAATTGTTATCAACATCTTTAAATTCTGTATCTATTGATTTAAATACCCCTGTTAATGTAACAGGTCAGAGTTTAACATTAGCTTTAAATTCAGTAACTACTAAATTAGATGTAACTGCAAATGTGACTGGATTTGGCTTGACAGGAACAACGGGTCAATTATATGTAGGTGCTTGGGCTCCTGTAAATACTGGACAATCTATAGTATGGACAGAAGTAGCAGCTTAAAATATAGAGGTTGTATTAATTGACAATAAATGATAAATATTCTAATTGTTAAAATAAGGAATTAAAATGGCATCAAGTTATTCTACAGATTTAAAACTAGAGTTAATGGTAACTGGCGAAAACGCTGGTACATGGGGTGATAAAACAAATACAAATTTAAATCTTTTACAACAAGCAATCGCTGGATATCAAGCAGTATCTATTGCAGGGGGTGCT